TAAATTCTCTTTCTTCAAAATGCTGGAGAGTTTCCATATCCATTTTGTACTCATAGAATTTGCCTGGTTGTTTTGGGATTGGGTATTTTTCTCTTTCCTCTTCAGGGATTAGGGTTGCTTTAACAGCAGCCCATTTCCAGTTATCAGATGAAGAACCATTTGCAAATACCATACCTTGTGTTGGGTGATTAATAGTTTGGGGTAACCATACTAAATTAGTATTTGGGTCTTCCCAAGCTAATGCTTTATACAACTCAGGTAGTACTTCCATTTGTTCATTATAAAATTCACTGTCTTTAGTCATTAAACTATTAGTCCAATAACCACAAGACAAAGACATCCAGTTTGTTATTTCAGGGGTAACCTGTGTTTCGTAACACAAATCGCCTCCTGATTTAGGGCAAGTTATAATTTTATCTTCCATTTGATTATGCTTCGTTAGTTGTAAATTCTTCTACTTTTTTAAGTTTTGGCAATTCAATTTTCTTTAACTTAGGAAGTTGCAATTGAATTTGTTTTGGGAACTCAGGGATGTATTGATCAAATAATTGACTTACTTTATCCTTCATTTTATCCCAACTGAATTCATTTTTGCTTTTATATGCCTGGCGCTTAGCACCATCCGTATATGCTTTATAATTTTCAAACATATTCTTTAAATGATGTCCTACATGTCCTGTTTCAACATTAAACCATTGTGAATCTTTTAATAACCAATTGTTAGCAGCACTTGGATGAACGTTTGCCATAACACCCGGAAGCATAGTAGTGAATTTTTCATCTAAGAAATCTGTATGGCCACTCCAATTTGTTGTAATAATTGGTTTTTTAGTTAGACTAAATTCAAGTAGTGGACGACCATAACCTTCACCTTTAGTTAAACTAACCATTGCTTTTACTTTAGAATGATTATACAATTCATTCATCTCAGCATCAGTAAATTCACCGTGCAACACATAGATATTAGGTAAATCTTTTGAATTAACAGTATTTTTAACTAAAGTAATACGTTTTAAAATTTCATCTCTATCAATATATGAAGAACCCATTTGAGATGTTTTTAAAATAAGTGCTGGTTTTTGTTTTTTGTTTTTAAATGTTTCATAAAACGCTTTAACTAACAAACCAACATTTTTTCTATCTTCACCTATATCACCATTAATCCAGTGACCTACAAACAAATAACAGAACTTTTCTTTAATGTCATTTAATTCAGGAAATGATTCTACCGTATCAAGTGGCTTATAAATGTTTGTATCAGCACCTTCAAATAATACTTCAATTGGTTTTTGTACTTTAACTTCTCCTGTTGGTTGGTTAGTACGTTGATCTACTTTTTGAAGTACAGTATCAAGGAATGTTTTCTTTGAATGTTCTGAAGATGTTAGGGTTAAATTCATTCGATTAATACCTTCAATCCAGTCACCAGGTGAAAGTGTTGTTTCAATACCTGCTGTTACTCCAATATTAAATTTACCAATTGGTTGAAATTCACTTGGAATAGTGATTTGCATCCACACCTCAGGTTGCTTTGGAAGTTGGTGTTGGGTCCAAATGTGGTCTTGCAAAAACGCCCATTCAGGATTATCTTCAATAAAACCCCAAGGTGTATTACCCCACATTTGAGGGATAAGTTTAACATCATATTTGTCTGTCTCAATGATTGCTTTAACTAAATCTCGAGAACGAGCTCCATATCCACTATACGTGTTGATTGGGCATGAAATAAAAAACAATGGTTTCATATAACTTTTTGGTATTAATAAACTAGTTCGTGAGGTACTACTTTAGGTTTAACTTCGTTTGCGTTTATAAGTTCATATTTTTCTCTTGGTTTCCAAGTTTTAAACAACTTATCTAAAGTTGTAATAACTTTTTTACCCATATTTTTGCCTGTAAATCCGGCTTCATCTGATAAAGCCCATTCACGGCCTTTTGCGCCACGAGCTTTTCTCTCTTCTTTAGACAAATTATAAACTGCTTTAATTTGAGCAGCAGCATCTTCTGCGTTGCATCTATCATCCCAAATGTAAGGGGTTAATGGGGAACCTTGAATTGAGCGATTAGTTGGGTAAACCGGGAATGCCCATTCGCCATGTTCTTTAACAGTACCATTATGGTTTGAAGGGAACTTAGCATCAAAGTCAATCCATTTGCCTTTTTTACTAAAACGCATTTGATCTTGCATTCCACCTGTTACATTTGCAATGATTGGATTGCCTACTAACAACGCTTCAGTTAAACTTAACCCCCAACCTTCATTATTAGTTAACAAAATTTGGCAATCAGTGCTATTATAAAGTAAATTCATTTGATCTGCTGGAAGCATTGCTGGGGAGAAAATAATGTTATACTTTGGGTTGTCACCAAACAACATTTCTCTTACTGCTTCTAAGTCAGTACCATTATCATCTACTACTTGGGTATGAAGTACAAAAGCACATTTTTTAGCTTGTTCTTCAGGTAATCCATCAACAAACAACTTATAAGCCATCAGTGTGTCTGGGATTTGTTTACGGCGAATGTTTCGAGAGTTAAAGAATAAAGCAAAATCAATTTCTTTACCTCCAAATAAATTCTTTTTAAATTCCTTTAATTCAGGAGTACTGATATCAAGTGGTTTAAAAACATTTTCATTTAAACCATGAGGTACATACTCAATGATTTTGTTTTTAACTTTATCACCCAATACTAAGGTGTTAATATTTTTAGTTTGTTTAGAAATTGCCAACAATGTATCACAAGATTCATAATATGGTCTGTTATACATTGGAGCAGGGTAATCATCCCAAATGTTAAGATAAACAATAGGTGTTGTTTTTCTAATCTCATTTTCAATTTGGAACAACCAAATGAAATACCTTGGATCAGTAATTAAGAAAATAGCATCTGGTTTTTCCATATTAATTAGTTGTCTAATAATACGGGCATCTCCATATCCATTAGTTGGGTATAGGATAACTGAGCTATCAGTTAAACCAGCATTATTATTAGTATCTGCTGATAGATCCATGCGTTTACCAGCATCGGGGTGGTTAATGGCACCACCAACGTTAACCCAATTAAAGTGTTGAGCTGTGTTTAATACTAATTCTCGAGCAACCGTAGCTACTCCTGAGTGTACTCTTATATCATCACAGATTAAGAGTATTTTTTTCCTCTCATTTGGAGGAAGATAAGCAAAACTTTGATTCATAAAACTTTTATCGATCTAAATTATTGTGATTGTGAATTGATTTTCTAAATTCATCAGAAGTAAGATACAAATGAATAGTGCGGTCGACAAGTTTTTGTAAAGAAAACTTTCGCTTAACACATTCTAATTTAAAATCTTCAAACAAGTCGCTTTGTACTTTGACGCTTGTTAATGTCATATCCTTTTTATCCATAACATCATTTATATATAAATATATATGAAAACACTATTTGTTGCAAAGCTCTTTCTTCCCATTAAAAGGACACCACTGGCATGTCTTACTAGGTGTTATGGGATGAGATACATTTTTATAGGTTCCATCTATATCAAAGCATTCATTTATAAAGTTATTTATAGCAGTTAATGCTTTTTTCATTTTAATTTTACCACTTGGAGGAGCAAATTCTTGAATTCGACTTTGTGGGTATTCACTTTCCTCCCATATTTTTCTCTTTAAAATAATAAACTCAACATCAATATTATCTTCAGGAACACTATATTGTTCACTAAAGTATTTTTTGTAAAATAGTAATTGGAATTGTTTACGTTCGTCCTTCTTAGCATCCTCATTCCATCCTCGAGTTGATGTTTTAAAGTCGTATATTTTAAATGTATTTGTAGGCTCATGGTACATTATGAGGTCAATATAGCCTTTGTATAAAACGTTTTTAAACGCGTTATTAGGCGTTATAACAATGGGTAACTCACAAGCAACTAAATACCATCCACGTTTACTAAAGTAATTACCTCGCTTTTTCTTAAAGTAATTTATAATAGCTATACCATCATCAAAAAACTCTCTCATTTCAACTGCATTAGTGAAGTGAGTATTTTTATTTGCTTTGTATTCTTCTAGGTATGTTTTTCTAAACTCGTCTTCAAAAAATGTTTCTAGATCAAATCTATCAGCCGCAGCAGCACTTTCATTGTATGCTAAAGTGAGATAATGCTGAATGGCACTATGCATAGCGGTTCCGAAAACAGTATGGATAGTAGATGAATATTCTTGTAAGCCATCTTTGTACTGTAGTTCCCATTTGTGGGGGCACTCATGATAAATAGAAAATTGGCTGTAAGAAATTGTTTTATGGTATGCATAGTTAATTTCTTGTACGGGTTGTTTCTGGATCGTTTTTACTATAGAGGGTATTTTCACGACTCAGTTTCTTTAAGGTATTGTTGTTTGATTTTTTCTAAGTATAGGATAGCATCCATATGCTCTTGCTTAGCATGTTCTATCCACTCAAGTAAAGTTAAATCGTTTCTGTCTAAATCAGTACCATATTTTTCTTTACCTTGAATACTACGCTCTTCAAATTGTTTTATAACTGATGTTACTATGCTGTCTAGTTTCATTTTAATAACTTTTTAATTTCTTTATCATCAACACCCCTTTTCTTTAAAATATTCTTAATAGTATCACTATGATGCATATGGTAATACTCATACGCCTCACGCAGAGAACATTCATAATGAGAAGCTAAATGCTGTAATAGCTCTTCTTTAGTTTTGGTTCTATTTGATTTAATATATTTTAAAAACATGTCTTTCTTTGGAATCATATATAAATATAGTTTATATATTTTTTCCTTTTCAGTGTAAGGAATACTTTGAATCAGGTTTACAAATTCAATATACTCAGGATTCATACTGAGGAAGCGGTGCACCATATATGGGTTAAATGATGTCCTGTCTTCCTCAGTAAATGAGTCCCAAGGTTGTTTTTCGTAAGTGATTTGCTTAAGCCAATCAAATATTTGCATACTCGTCTCGGAGTTCTTTAGGCAGCAACTCTACTAGTACCTTACCTGTCTTTACATCATAAAAACAAGGAATAGGAACAATAGCATCTTCGGATGTGCCTGTTACAAATTTAGAAATTTTTCGTAAAATTACACCTTCTGTAAAAATATGATTACCTTCAGGTGAAGTAATAGGCGCTGAGGCCTTAATGTCAACATTGACATTGAGTGGTTTTTCTGTTTTGCTCATTTTATTGTATTATTTGTAAAATTTTACTAATTAAAGCCATTACATTGATCTCTTTATCAATTCTAAAATTGGCGTGGTACATATAGTTTTCTATTTCAATGATAATCAATGCTTGTTGAACACCATCTTTTGCATATTCATCTAAATTATCATATAGGAATCTATAAATTTCTTCAAAATCACTTAAATTACTATCAGCAAGTATTTGTCTAATGTTTTTAAAACTACTTTTATTTGCTGATTTGAGTTCTTTTAGAATAGCATCTGTGTACCCACTTGATGCTAACAATGCTTTATCCAGTTTTAACTCGGCATCAACACTGTTTACTTGGCAAGTATTAAGTATTTTTCTAACATCAGGATAATGTTTATTAACCACTAAAACTAAATCATTTAACTCATAGTTAATACTTTCCTGTTCTAAAATACCAGCTACGTGTTGTGCTACTTCCTTTTTAGATGGAGGAGTAATTTTCAATACTTGACATCGGGATTGAAGGGGATCGATGATACGTTCAAGATAGTTACATGTTAAGATAAAACGTGTAGTACGAGAATATGTCTCGATAATATTCCTTAATGACGCTTGGGCCTGAATAGTTAAGAAATCAGCTTCATCTAAGATAATAATCTTAAGGGGTTTGAATGAAGCACTTGAGGCAAAACCCTGCACTTT